TCCTCTGCACCATGCAGCATGAACTGCTGATTGCCGGCATGCCTCTTGGTGTTGGATCCGTCATCAGGAAAGTACAGATAATGATACTTGCCACGTGCTGCAATGGTAACGGACAGTGTGCCGTTATCCTGTACAAATTTTCCAGGCATCACAGCACTGGCTGCAGCTCCCTTCTTTGCCCAGGTGCGTCCTGAAGCAGGAAGAAGAGGAGTAATCCTCTGTTTGATCAGCTCAGCACCTTCACCATGCAGGACTTCATCAATGAGCCTGCCGGCCTGGCCTGCATATTGCTGCATGGCATCCTGCAGCCGGTCAAACTCAGATGCATCTAATGTAAACCACTCAGACATCTCAGCACCTCTTCTCCGGATGCATGAAAGTGATGGTTGCGATCTCCACCACCATATTGGTGGATCCCTTGAAGGTGTAGTCATAGTTGATGTCATCAGCTGTGACCTTCAGCTTAGTTCCGGGATCCGCTTCAGCCTGCAGTGCTTCAATGACCGTCTGCACATATCCTTCCGTGATAGCATCCTCATGGATGATGTGGACTTCAAAAAATGTCTGCAGGTCAACCTTATTGGTGCTGCTGGCCTTGGTGCTCTTGCGTCTGTTGAACACAAAGTAATTCCAGTTCTGCAGCTTGTTTGCTCTGCAGGCACCATACCAGACACCCTCCATGGGAGTGGTGGTACTTTCACACAACCCTTCCAGTGTCTCCCTGATTCGCTTGATCACACTACTCATCAGCTAACTCCCTCACCTTCTCCAGGTACAGATACATCTCTCCGGAGAACTCATTGCCATCCACCTGGAAGATGTCATACAGTGTCCTGCCTATCAGCACCTGTCTGTCTGTTGCAGCAGAAGAATGAAAGCGTGTCCTGACTTTCAGATCCAGTGAATGATCACTGGCCTGAGCAAATTCAAGATCACGCTCTCTTTTGGACATCTCTTCATAGTCCAGCTTCTGCAGCATGTCCATGTCAGACATCTTTGTGGCATTGGTCACAGCTCCAAAGTCTGTGTTTTTCGTTCTGCTCCTGGAGATGTACAGCACTCCGTGGTTATAGTTAGAAAATCTTGGATTTAAACGTCTCTGGGTCATAGGTCTCTCCCTTAACTTCATGGTAGTGCCGGATCTGTAAGATCTCAGCCCTGTAGGCTTCATCAAACTGTTCCAGGCAATGATTGTGGGAGTATTCCATGTAAGCCAGATACAGGTTCTGGATCTGACCAGGAACAGTGATGTCACATTCAGCACCCAGCTTATAGTTGATGGCCAGCTCAGCACTGGCCATCTCCCTGATCAGGTTACTGTCCGTATCATCATCAGACCATGTGATGTGGAGATGCCTCTTTACAAGATCAATCAATGCCACACTTGCTGCCATGGTCAACTCCTCTCTTAGGGCTCAACAGTTACATTGACATCCGCTGCCTTGACGTAGACATAAGCCTCCACCAGATTGGAGATGTCAAGCAGAATGGCAACAGTGTTGTCCCACGCTTTGCCATAGCCGTGCATCTTGATCTTGAAGACTCTCTGATCTTCAAGGAAGTGGTAGTCATCGGAATACTCAAGAGTACCTTCCTTGCTGGTACCAATACCAAAGAAATACTCTTCCGGCAGGCAGAGGATAGCCTTGCCCTTGGGAACCCTGTTGGATCTGACTACATCCGTAGGGAAGGGGAAGATGTTGTTGGTGAAGGATCCTGCTGCATTGAGGACAGTAGTAGCCGGCATGATCTTGCTGAGATAATCCTTCTGGTTGCAGATCAGAGTGACCTCATCAAAGGATCTCATAGCTCCACCGTGCTTGGTGTAACCGGACTTAGGAGATCCATCAGAATTGGCAGCAGTGGATGCAGGAGTGATAACACCGGTAGCATCAGCAGTGTAATACACCTCTGTCTCACACAGCTCTGCCAGGATCTCACCGTACTCCTTAGGCATGAAGGATGTGAGTGCCACTGCAGTCTTCGGAGGATAGCCTGTGGAAGAGCTGACGGACACACCCTGATGGATGTCACGGTCAAGGCCGATAGGCATGTTCAGACCATTGCCGGTGACGATAGCATCTTCCAGTGCCACTGCAAGTGCTTCCTTCAGGAATGTACGGATGTAGTTGTCAAGGAATGCAGGACCAAGATCCAGCATGTCCTTCTCAATGACCGCATATGCGGACAGCTTGCACTGTGTGATCTCTACAGTGCGGAATGCAGATGTGATCTGCTTAGCGATCTGGCTGTTGACAGCTCCCCATGCTGCAGTCTGAACGGAATGATCATTGAGGATCCATCTGGTCAGATACTGCACGGACTGGAAGTTGATCTTTGCAAGCAGCGGATGCTCTGCAAGGAGATCCTTGTAGACATCCTCAATGATCGTGGTGGGCATCACCTTATCACTGAGCAGACCTGCATAGGTCTGTACCGGATTCTTGCTCTTGCCGGCATCAATGAGTGCCTGATAGTATTTGGTCTCTTCAGCGGTCAGCTGACGGAAGCCACGCTGTGCAAGGATGTTTCTGTCACCGTTTGCGGATTCAAAATCAGCCTGGACAGTTGCAGCGATTGCCTGAGCGAACTGCTCAAACGCACCCTGCATGACTTCAGGTGTGGTGTCTTCCGCATTAAATGCAGCCTGAAGGGCTGCTGTAGCTTCTGTAATCATAGAATTCTTTCTCAGCATTTTCTCAATCCTCCTTAGTCAAAAAACTGAAAAATCTCACTGCTTTTGCCCTGGCTGTATTTTCAGGGACATTTCCCTCAGGATCCTCTTTCGGATCCGGGACTTCAGGCTTCTGCAGGGCATCAATCTTGGTGCCAAGCTCTGCCAACTTCTGCATAACTTCATTCAGATCCACCACCGGACCAGCTGTCCTGCCCTGTGTGGTCAGCACAGCTTCACGGATCATTCCGAATGCGGACTGCTGTGCAGTACCGTCTTCTTCCTGATCAGCGATCTCAGTGGCAAAGCCATAGTCAAGAGCTTCCTTGGCAGTCAGCCATGTGGCATTATCCATCAGCTCTGTGATCTTCTCCTCAGAGAGACTGGTCACTGTCAGATAAGCATTGATGCTGCTCTGGTTGATCTTGTCATTGTCTTCCGCTGCCTTCCGCATCTCTTCCGAATTGGCATAACCAATATAAGACATGCAGTTGTGGATCATCAGCAGGGCAATGGATCCCATGGTCCGGACATCACCTGCACAGAAGATGATAGTGGCTGCGCTGCATGCAAAACCATCACAATACGTGTGCACTGATGCCGAATGACGTTTAAGTGCAGAGTAGATAGCAAGGGCTTCCGCAACTTCCCCACCATAGGAATTGATGAACACATTGATGGTGTCCACATCCAGGCCGTTGATCTCCTTAGTAATCTGGAAGGAGTCAACCTCAGCAACATTCTCATCATCTCCGTACCATCTCCTCAGAGCAGTAGCCATGCTGGTAATGTCACCGTAGATCATGATGTCTGCTGTCCTGTCTTTTGTAGCGATCTGATAAAATGTCTGCCGTCTCACCGTCATTCACCTCCTTTCTCAGTTGATGTCAGGAATCTTTCGATTTCCTCAAAGTTCTTAGTTATGAAATGCTTCTTGGACCAGTCTGTGTTGAGTGGAGCATCACCCAGCATCTCCCTGACCTCGTCAATGCACTTCACACCAGACGAAATAAGATTGGAGACATCAGCAGCCACATCAAATGCATCTCTGTGCATGATCCTGCTGGTGTCCACCTGGTAATAATTGCCGGCAAGGAAGTTGTCCACACCTGCCTCTTTATTGAGGGCCTCTGTGATCATGTCTGCATACGGATCCGCACCAAAGGTAAGGAAGGATCCGATGATGTCAGCCATGTTTGTGATATTGCCGGTCATCATGCTCTCCGGAATGTGGAAAGCTCCTGCCACACTGGAAAAGAGCTCCTTTTTCAGTGCAACAAAGTCTGAAGCAGATCCGCTCTTGCCGTTGCCGTATGTCGGATCAGCTTCCAGCTTGTATCCGTCAAACTCCGGATACACAGCGTTATCACTCTCCATGTAGGTCTTCAGCTGCTTGGTGATAAAGTTGTTGAACTCATTGTTGAACTCAGTATCACCGGCCTTCACACCGTCAATATGGAGCTTGTACTTCTGGCCGTTGGACTGTTTCAGGGCCTTGGCAGCGGATGACAGGATCTTGCCGTATTCCGCATACATCCCATCAATCAGGACCCTCACATTGATGTTGTCCAGCCGGAACAGGTAGCTGTCTGACTGGTCAAACTTCTTGTTAAATGTGAAGTTACCCACAGCCACAGATTCATAAATGTCACCCAGGATGGGACGTTCCAGAGCTCTGGTGTACGAGTCAGCACAGTACAGGCTGCCTCCGGCCTCCACCACCAGGGCCTCACCATTGCGGATCACCCTGTTGATGACCTTGTGCCAGAAGACACTGGAAGTCTCATTCATGTTTGGAGAGACATTCAGCAGATAATAGTCACGCTTCTTGACCGGGATCCCTCTTTCAAAGGTCCGGATCTCAGATCTGCTGATGGCATTGCTGATAAGTGAAGAGGCCGTATAAATGGCCAGCTCCTTGTAGTACAGCTCTGCAGGGATGTCGATCACCACAGAGGACGCATCCGGTCCGTATTTCTCCTTGACCGGAAACAGCTTTTCCAGGAAGTCATTGATCCATGCCATTCAATCACCTCCTTAGAATGCAATGACATTGACTTTGTTGATTTTCGGACGCTCTTTAATGGTGGACTCTGCCACCATACTGGCCACAAGAGCCATAAAAGGATCCGTTTTCCTGCTCTTTCCTTCAATCTTGGCATAAACAAAGGAGCCTTTATCAGCTCCCACATCTCTGCCATATCTGATTGTCTTTGTGTTATTGGTGGCCCACCGGAGTACAGGATTGTTTCCCCAGTGGAAGTACCTGTTGAGGAAGCAGTGGTCTATGACCGGCACCACCTTGATGATGTCTGTCTGCTTCACCAGCATCAGGTTCTTCTGGTCTTTGCTGATCCCCACCTTTGACAGTGCATCTGACAGGAGGGAATAGCGGTAGGAGTCAATAGCCACCATGCTGATGTTGTAGATCTTGCCCATCTCCTGGATGTAGTCAGCCACTATGGATGGATGGATTTCCACATCATCCACAAACTCCAGGTGATCAGTCTTGATCCATTCTCTCCACGGACACTTCAATCTTGGAATGTCCCTAGAGTCTCTGCAGATCCATGCCTTGTTGATGTCATACCGCTGGTCACCGCTCCGGAAGTGGAGATTGACGGCCATCCAGTCTGTAGTCTTTGAATAGTCCACACCAACACTGCAGTTCCAGCCTTTCAGATCCGGAATCTCCTGATTGGTGGCTGCTATGCTGTCCCAGTCAGTGACCGCTGACTCCTTAGCTGACTCCGGCAGGTTCATCCTCTTTGACATGAATGCCGGCAGCCGGTCAGGATTCTTCTTCCAGTCCTTGTATTCCTTCCGGATCTCCAGGAGCAGGTCCGGCAGGTAAGGCAGTGAGGGATTGGCCTTTGTCCAGTTGGCCTCATCGTCAACCTCTTCTTTACTGTCCAGCTTGCAGATGAACGGCAGCAGGCCGTTATCATCGGATCCGGCCCGGAGGATGTCTTCCGCTTCATCAAGCAGATCATCCAGCGGACCACCACGGACATCACCGTTGGTAGTGTAGTAAGATCTCCTGGGATGCTTCTTCTTGCCAAGGCCGGTGGTGAACACGTTGATGTTGTCATAATTGGGATACTGATGTATCTCATTGAAGACAACTATGCCGGATCTCAGACCATCCTTCCCTTTGGGACTGTTGGTCCTTCCCTTGATCACGGACCTTGTCTTGGTGCAGATGATCCGCTCTTTGGTCCATC